ACATTTTTCGGGTTCTTCTGTAATGCAGCTTTAGTGCGCGCAATCAGGTCCTGATATAACGGTTTACCCACACCCCAGCGTGCCGAATCCTGGCTGGCCCCCGTGTCCGCACTGAATGTCCCCTCAGCGCCCTGGGTGAATGCAGAACCACCACGACAGCATGGTACCAGCAGGATCCCCGCGTTATTCGGGATATACGGAAGCAGTTTTTTGGCAATATGTAAGCCCTGGCCGACACAGCCGTACTGCCCTTTGCTCAGGTCTGCCTTCGGATGATTCAGCGTACTCATATCCTGCACATCATGCAGGCAGTGGTCGGCCGGAATGATGTCGTTATACGTACAACTCTCTCCACCCGGAGTTACCGTGCTGCGGCGCGCCAGCTGTTTAATGCGCGGATCCGGAGCATCGTAAGAATCCGGTAACGGAAGCCCTTCACCGTAGGCCATGCCGTTGGACTGTCCGGCAAGCACAACCACGTAGAACCAGTCCGGCTTAGATGAAGGGCCGACCTGTGGATCTCCTTCAATAGCCACCGCCTGCATCAGTGTGTACGGCGTAATGGCAACCGGTCCGCCGTATGGCTGCCAGCCCTCTTTCAGTTTGTGTGTCAGCTTTTCCGCAAGGTCTGACGGCGACGCCGCCCTGACAACATCATAGTGTTTAAATGCCATGAATCCTCCCGGCCGGGATAATATTGTGAGTAAAATGAGGAGCGGGCTGAAGTCCGGAAGTTACAGGACAATGGCAGAAGAGAGACAACAGCCCGCAATACGAAAAAGGCCGCGCTATTGCGCAGAGTGATTACTGTCGGATATTATTCGCCAGCTGAAATATTACTTCACGTTTTGTTGTTTATTCCTTGCCGCCAGCGTCTCCCTGCGCGGGCTTTTTTTGTCCATAAGAAAGCCCCTCCGGAGAGGGGCTGGAGAGTGGCGCTATGTGCCATTGCATGGTGCCGGGTGCCTCCCGGTGAGTTCGGCCTGGTGCCACCAAACCCGCGTATTCTCGCTTACGATCATCAAAGAGATCATACCGTTCACCAGTCGCCCCTCCGCACAGGGGGATTCACCATGCAGAAATTTTCTAACACATCTATTATCAGACCGGCAACAACTGACTGAATTGAGATGTATTTAACATTTATGAATCTCCGCCTGCTATTTTCACTGAGCTATTCTAAGTCAACGAAAAATAACTTCGCTGAATCCCCCTCCATTATGACAGGCATTAGTTTTAATGGTTACAGTCATCCCCGTAATTTGCGCACTGAGAAGAAGAGACTGAAGATTCCATCTGTTGGTAAATAATTCTTTATCACCCACTTTAACTGTAAAGGTATCGTCATCATTATATTTTGTATACTCCACCTTTCCAGTTACACAATCAGGCGTCGCCAGCGCACTTGCTGAAAAAAATGAAAGCGATGCAGCTATTAATAATGTTTTTTTCATTTTACCCCCTCAACTGCTAATAGTTCTGCGCATCAGAATTGCCCCCAGAGTGGATGAATCCCACAATATTTTATTGTGCGTAATCCCACGGACTCTTCCATCTGCCGGACACATAGAAGGAAACTCATCAGATGCCATTCTGGCAACTCGCGATGCATGATGATGACAATTCAGTATTAATGCCACGCTTCCCAGAATTGCATTAATGCTTCCAAAAGAAATTCTTCCTACACGAACAGAGTCTTGTCCATGATAATCAGGCAGGACACTACTCAACCTTCCCCAGTTCAATGTAAGATCAACATCTTCAGCAGTCATTACATAAGAACGCCCACTGAGATCATCCAGTGTTGTACGAAATCCCCTCTGTATTTGCCGAAAACGTAAAGCTTCAGCTGTCACAGTAACAAACCGTAACATCGCTCTTGCCACAGACTGCGTCAGTGAGGTTCCACTATGCGACATTAAATCCAGATAAGAAGTAGTCAACGAATGGCGATTTATCTGCATCCCCGTACGACTGATCCCTGCAACACGCTGTAACGTGGTATAGCTACTGTCACCAGACAATGTAACCGCTGTTGTACCTGGAAAGGTAACATGTGAAAAATCAGCAAAGCGATAAAAAACATTATTTGTCCTGTTAACAAATCCTGTCACATATAAATTATTTCGTTCAACAATAAGCCGTAGATTATTAAACCGCCCTTCCTCTGGATCTATCCCTCTGACATCAACTGCAAACAAATTATCCCCTGTGCCACTATCAATCATCAGTAAAGACGTACCTCCTGATGAAATAGTCTGTAATGGAGTACCTATTGCAGAGCGAATGACATTCAGCGAATCTACATACGTCTTTGCAGTCGAGAAGTCTAAGGTAAATTCCTTCGCAACCACATTAACTGAAAAGATAACAAAGAAAAAAGTTAGCACTCTAAAAATAATTATTTTCATATTACACAATACTCCTTGAGCACCATACGATAACTATATTCTTGACATCCTCCACCCCCTGAAGGACGGCGTTTTACGGCGCACCGGATAAACGTAACAATAACGTAATGAAAATGATAATTATATTCAAAGAGAGCTGCAACCTTAACATATCTGGTCAGATCTCATGCGACTACTTGACGTACGTAGACAACAACATTTATTGATACACAGGATGTTACGGACATAAAAAAGCCAGCCACTGGGGGAGGCTGGCAAACTCGTAGAGCAAAATGCTGTTACGCAAACTTCGTTACAGGGTCATCCTGCAATACAAAAAATACACAATATTTAGAAAACTAATAGTGCCATGTGCAATTTTTAAGATTTTGTTATTAATTGTGGTCGCACCTTCCTTTCTGTGTACTTTCCGTATAGCTCACAGGATTCTGGGTACAAAAAAACCCGCGCATCGGCGGGTTAAGCAGCGTGGCAATGTAACCACTCTTATCATGATATGCAGATTTTTACGATCGTAAACTATTTTTTCGCTGATAAAATACAGAGGTTCTCCCTCCCGGCAATTCACGCTCAACATACCGATCCATCTCAAGCCTCACTCCCAGCATCATCAGCATGCCTTCAACAATCCCCTCCGCTTTGTGAAGGCGTTTACCTATACAGGTGTCAGAGCACCCATGTTTCCGTGCCAGCGCCATGAACGTCCCCCCCAGCACGTAATAATCAACCAGCAAGTCATGCAGATCGCGATTGTTCCGGTAAAGGCGGGCTATACACCCGCATATCACCATCGCATCATCGTCACAGCACTGCGGGCGTGATTTTACTTTTTCGGGGATCAGTCCCTTAAATCCGGCGGCAATGGGTGACCAGGTCACATCCTCATGGTTATTTGCCGCCCATGCCCCCCAGCACTCAAGAACCTGCCGGATATCACGCATCAGTATCTTTACCCCATCCGCGATGAACCATAAGAACACCGTTGACAATAGCGTGTCTTTTTCCTTCTTTATCGCCAGTGTATTTTCTGACCGTGTTGCGACTACAGTTCAGTATTCTGGCTACCTCGGTCTGATTTTCATATGCCTCAACGAGCATGTCAGGAATGGTTTTTACTGTGAACGTCATGCGGCCTCACTTCTGCTGTTTCGCAGGTCTTTAAGTTTCTGCTGATACTTCGCCTTGATGGCCCTGCACTCTTCGATAGTCCAGCGATGGCGGTTATGGTTTGATTCGATTTCGTCTACTGCTTCCTGCCCGATTCGGTTAATCAGTTCGACGCGATAGGGAACGAGATTTCCGCTTTTATGCTGGTTGCACACCACGCATTGCTTGTGAATATTGCGTTCATCAAATCGGAGTTGAGGTGCCGCAGCAGTTGTCCGGTAATGTCCGGCATCCCACTGAGCAGACATGAGCGTTCCGCACGAGATACATGGTAAGTCGCGGTCTCTTTCTCTGATGAAGGCGTTTACGGCTTGTTGGGCTTGTTTAATCCAGTAACTGCGGGGCTTTAAGGCGAGTTTTCGAATCTTCAGTTTATCTTTCTGTTTCTGCTCCTCTCGTCGTCGTTTCTTCTCTGCTGCTTTTTCCGCTTTTTTTCGCTGTTTACTTTGTAGTTTGAGTGCTAACTGAGTTCCGTGTTCCGGGCAGCACCACCACTGATTTGAGAATGCCGGGTGAAACCATTCCTTGCATATTTTGCATTTCCTTCGCGCTGGTTTAGCCATCGTCTTCTTCCTCGTACATTGAGCTATTCGGATCGCTCATCAGTTCTGCACAGCAGTGCTCACACACGTGAACTTCCAGCACATGCAGCTTCTGACCGCAGTTAGCGCACGTTAAAGCCCGCTCGACGCTTTCTTTCTGGTATTGAAGGGATTGGGATGGGCTAAGCATGGCTTTCACCATTAAAAAGTCGCTTGTAAGCATCAATGTCTCGTTTTGCTTCACCGAGCTTTCGTCTTAATTCCATGTTTTCTGATTCAAGCTTTTCCATGTCTTGTTGGTATCGATCGCGGTGTTCTTTCCATGCTTTTTGATACGCCTTCATGTATGTCATATTGGCCTTTCTCTTTGCCTGACGAACTGCGTGGTGGTTTTTCACAAACCAGTCAGGGTCGTTAAATGCTGCTCTGGCGCATGTATACCAATAATTTGTTGCCTCCCTGTTTAGCCAATAAATACTGATAAATGGCAACCGGATAGACACCATTTTTCGTTGTGACTCTTTCTCGCCAAACATGTGGCCTTTTTTGATGCTAAGTCCAAATCCAGGTTGAATTAAAAGCATTGTCATTTCCTCGCACGATGTCTTAGCCACCGGATATCCCACAGGTGAGCCGTGTAA